GCGAGTGACACGAACGCCCTTTATGTGTATCAAGACGGGATCGGCACCGGCCTGACCAACGTCTGCGTGAATTATGACGGAACCAGCGCACCCTCGGGCATCCATATGTATTTCAACGGCGTTGCTCAATCGCCGACGACGCTGGGGAACTCCCTCACCAGTTCGGCGATCAGCGGGAACCCGGTGACTATCGGGGCTGGGGCTGTAGGCGTGATCGGCAACGTCAATGTCTTCGCCAACAACACGACCTCCTGCGCGAATATCTACGCGCAAGGGCCGAACAAGGTCTACTAGCCTCACGCTTCACACTGTACGGGAAGAACTTATGCCTACTTTAATTAAACCCGAAGATACTCTATCTCCAATGGAGTTTAGAACTACTAGTCTCTTGGCTAAAACTGGAGATAGACATAAATATATAGCTAAAGAATTAAAAATAGCTAACGAGACAGTAAAAGGTCATCTTTGGAGAGCGAGAATGAAAGTTGGTTGTGAGACTTCTACTGCTTTGGCTATATGGTTTATAAATAAATATCCTACTGAAGAAGCTATAAAACAAGGATATTATTTATCTTGTGTAAGAGCATGTGAAGAATATCGTAAAAAGAGAAAAAATGGTCTAGGAGCGATTACAGTTAAATAAAAAAAGCCCTCTCGAAGTCTGAGAGGGCTTTTTAGCTTCGCTAATTAATTCGGTTATTAAGCATTCATATTTGCAGTTTCATCCGGCACAGCGAAGTAGTCGCCCATTGCAATGTGCTTATCAAGAGAATAGATGCGGCATAGAATTTCATGCTCTCTCATGCAGCGAAGGAGGATGTTTCCCTTAAAAGGTAAAAAGTAACCGACGTGAACTCCAAATAGGTATCGTTGTCCTATTTCTTTTACTGTTTTGCGATAGAACCACCAACCTTTTCTAAACCAACTACTTCTTTGAAAGAATGGCATTTTCTCACATTTTGGCCCCATAGATACAATGCGCCCAGATGTCGGTAGAGATTTAGCCGATTCTGGAATTACCAATAATGAGCCAATACCTTTACAAGTACGACACTCTTTTCCAAGAAAAGTATTTGGATTTCCACCACATCTTTTACACGGCTGGTCAAATCTATCTAGACCAGTTTTACAGAGACACTGTGGTTCAATTCCGGTACCGTCACATATTTTACATTCGAATCCTGTTCTAAACGGATCAAGCATAATAATTATTTTATCTTCCACAGACTCTAGAGCGATTCTACCTTGAACTACAAATACTGAATTACCTGTGTCAACTTGTTCTTTAGATGTAACTTTTTCTGTGGCCGCTTCTGGAATATTAATTCCTTCTTCAAGAATTTCTGGTCCTTTTCCCACTAATTCACTTAATCGGTCTAGATATGACTTGGTATCCGAGATTTGATCCAACTTTGACCTCCATTAAAAATCCCATTTGCTTTAGAGTTATTATTATACGATCAAGATCATCTGTAGTTACATGTCTATAATTATCTCTAACTAAACTTTGTCGTGAGCAAACACCTTTCCTTTCCATATAAGTCATAATCCGGTTCATTGCTTCCGCTAAAGAGGACTCCCCCACTCCTCTAAACGTGATATTAAGCGTGTCAAATACCGATTGCACCAATTTAATTGCAGTAGAGACGCTATATTCATCAAGAATAAGATCGTCTCTAGAAGCAGCAGACAGACACATAGCAACTTTGAGTACGTGAATATTCTGTCGTGCCTTGAAATTGCGGATAACGTCCGTATCGTCATCTTCAATTTTCACCTTTCTATAGAAATTTTCAAACATAAACTTAGCTCTTGGTTCCCACTTATATTCACCTTTAAGAGTTATTATCTGTTCAAGATCATGTACTAAATCCGCGTGGAGTTGCTTTCCTTCGGGGGTACTTGCGAATCCTTGGGGCCAAACGATGCTTTTAGATTTGTCACTTGCAAAGACGAATATGGCCCTCGCCGTGAAACCACCACTAATAGCTGTTTCGGGTTTACCTGTTTTATTAAGATTACGGATAAAGTCTGGAACACAGCCAGCCATGAGAGAAATGCACATGTTTTTGACAATTGAGTTTCCTGAGTTTTTAGTTTCATAGTCGAATTCCCCTTGATCCCAGGCTGCACATAGAAAAGGAATCATCCAATCTGAACCACCTAGAAAAGCAGCTAGTTCTGTACTATAAAGTACAGCGGAACTATCTGCCTTCATAGTCATAGCCCCATTTACAAGTTGTGCAACTACTGGCCCGTTTGCAAGTTTGTCCAGAATCTTTGGTGCTGTCAAGCGATCGTTCATGTAGTTAGCTAAAGCTGGTGTGTGCTTTTTAGAAAACTCATGTGCTGGGTGCATTGCTGATCCCTTACCAACTCCAGGTGGGCCAATTAGAACAATATATTGATTTGGATAAATTTTATAAGTTCCCCTATCCACCCACACATGATTCTTAAGACACGAACCAATCATGGAAATGGCCGCCCAAACATTATAAGCTGCTGGGGCTTCGCTTATAATATTCATGCGTTCTGAATACTCAAGTACCCAATTAGTTTTTATCTTCCTTGCCACTTTACCGGCCTTCTTAGTGACTTTTTTGGTTTTTAGATTCACTTCTTTTGATTTTATACTGGTGTAATAGTGCCAGAGAAGTTCGTCAAGAGTTACTTTCTTACTTCCTATTGCTAATTTTTCCATATAGTTCCTTAATATCCTGCAAGGATATGTCTTCAAGTTTCTTCGTTCCTGTACTACTGCTTTTTAGAGTTTCCATTTCTCCTAGTGAGAATCCTATCTCAGCTTCTACCGGAATTTTATACTCAATACCATTCGAGTGGCGCACAAGTCTGTCAAATGCTTTGAGCGTTCGCTGGCACCAATCATAAATCATATCAGGATGTGCCTGTACTTCTTGGACTATTGAGTCGTGGCACTCTTGGATAATTCCTGTTTTTTCTCCTCTATTATCATATGTACATGACAATTCAAATACAGCGAAACCTGTATTATCTCCAACGACGGATTGAGGTATGTAGCTGAATGCTTCTCGAAAAATTTTGTTATTACCTCCGTTATCGCCTCCCCTAAGACCAAAGAACTGCCTTTCACGTCCAAAGGGAGTTTTAAGTGTTCTAGTTTTATACAGGCATTGTCGTACAAATTCATGGAATACTCCTTTTATAGATGGATCAATTGTGTTTACACGATCTAGTATGAATTGGCATTGGGCGTTGGTGAAGCTCTTACCTTCTTTTGCTAGAGAATCCGCGAATGTTTGAGCTTGCATTCCGTAGTTATTCGCGTGTCTTGTTTTCTTACCAAGATAGCGTTCTATAGAATCTTTCCATTCTTTCTCAGTATAGTGGTTGTCGGGTAAGTTGAATATCTTTTGAGCTAAAATCCGGTGGCGGTCAAGTCCAGCGTGAAGCTCTTGTAATGAAAGCTGATTCTGCGCAAGCGCACTTACTGGCCAATCTTCGGCTGAAATTTGATCTACAGATAAAAATACCATTCCTCGTCTTGCCACAAGACACTTACGGTATATAGAGGCGAGTTCCCCATGTTTGGGGAAATTTTGAGCATTATTTCCGAACCCAAAGGTATGCTTTCTACTTGCGCGCCTCCCAGTGGTTGTCCCGGCGACGTTATAATTAGATAAGTAAACGCTTTCACCAGCAGTCGTAGTATAAAGATTCGCATTTATATACCGTTGTTTTAGAGTTGCTAGTTCGCGCACAGCGAGCATTGCTCGTAGGACAGGATCACCACCGAGAATACCGAATTGATTCTCGGAGAGCATACGTTGTAGAGCCAGCTCTGCGAGCGATTCTTTGCTTATGTAGTTGCCTTCTTCATCGCGTGAAGAGAGCTTGGGGATTTTGTAGCCTAAGTCCTTGAGCTTGGCAAGTGGAGTGCGACTCCCAGAAGAAGCATTAAGGTTGACAGAGGTATTAGTGCCATCATCGGATAGTGCACCAATATAAGTATGACAGCCCCAAATACCAGAAATAACGCTACAATGGTGTCTAATTTGCACATCTACATACTCCTTCGCTTTCTTCAAAGCTACTGTATCTACTTTAATCCCTCGCTTGCTTATCTCGTGATAGCAAGCTTGGAGTCGTTGTAGATACTGCGCGCCGATCTTATTTTTCTCCATCTGCCTCTCCATAAGGAGTTAGACCTGTAAAACTTACAGAATTATCACTAGGTAGATGGATAATAGACTTGCAATCAAATGGTATTGCTAGTTTCAAACCTTCTGGAGTAAAAATAAGTCTGGCTATAGAACCATCTGCAAGGACAAATCTTCCTAGCATAAAGAGAACTGTTCTTTGTGTGTTAAAATCTATTTCAAATTCAAATTTAGGTTTTTCCATATTAGTTCTCATATTCTGGCTTCGTCGGAACAATCAAAGCCGGCAACTTAGAAGGGTCTTTTTCAATCAAATTCCGTAGTTCTCGCACAAGTTGATTAAACTCTTGTACTATAGCACCTACTTCATGGGCTATTGCAATTGTAGTTTGATGATAGCGATAATCTGTAGAGTCGTCAAAGGATTGGAGCGTTACTATAACTTCGCTCATTCTTGAAGTTAGCTCTTGTTCTTTCATCGCAGATGTGGCCTTTCTAGGAACTCTTGTTCCTGAGCTTCAAATACTTCCATTGTAACGCAACAATCTAATGCATTGTAACGTTTAAGTTTCGACATATCTTTTCCATTCCAGCCATTGTGGTCATCTTTGTAATATGGTTCCCGCGTATACTGACGAGTAAGAAACTGGAGTTTATGCGGTAATTCCGGCCATAGAACATGATGGCGTATGAGAGTATCTTGACAGGTACATGGATTGATCTCATAACCGAGCATCTCGTAGAAGTTTAGATCGAAGTTGAAGAAGTTTTGACCTAGTTGGGGGACTTTCTTAAGAAGTCTATTAAGTTCCTGCCATAAAATTCTTGTCTCAACTTCGGACTCACGAAATAAGTCAAAAGATATGCCACTTGTCTTACTTGGAGCAAGTCCGACTGTGATAGGATAGCCTGGGTGTATTTTATAGAGAACCGAAGTAGTCTTAGCAGAAGTCCCGCGCTTAGGATAGATAGTTTCAATATCGTTCGATAACAACGGGAAGTTATGATACGAACGAAGGATTTCGATAAGCTCGTCAAATGTGAAATCAATTCTCAACTCTCTTTCTGGCAGCTTTTGAAGTACATGCCCGTTAGCTCGCCAGTAATCCAGCTCGCTCTTAGCTTTCGCTAAATCACAGCTAACTATTATATCTCTCTGTTTATACTGAGCAGCTATCGTCTGTGGGCCATAGGTCGGAATTACATACGCGGGATATATCAGCTTATCCGACTGTAGAATCGAACCCGCCTGTTTCTCAAGCTCCGCTGCTGAATCTACATCCTTCGATTTAGCATCCAGCACATCGCATAAGTGCTGTCCTGCGGCTTCGAGTGGGATTATAATAGGCGGCTTGTCGTGGTTAAGCTCACCTATTATATTCGTATAAGCATGTGGATGTTCGGTATCTGGTGCTCGGCAGACGACACAATAATCTGACTGTGCGAAGCCTGCGTCAGCCATCATTTTATCCCACATGTAACCAAGACCGCCGCTAAAGAGATAGCCGCGATCCTTGTCTGTGCTCAGTGGGCGATCTACTACTACCCAACAGGGAGCACTTTTGGAGCCTTTGGGATTTATAAGCATATAATATCAGTCTCATCTTCTGCTGGAGCGTTACAATTACAACAAGCATCTCCATCCCACCAACACGGACAATGAGTTAATGGTATACCAGATTCTAATTCTGTCTTATCAGCATGTTTTAGCTGTTCTCCTCTAGCTGGGCATTCTTCAGGTTGCATAGAACCTCCATGAATCTAAAATGTGCATGGCCGATTGTTCCCGGCCATGACTAACTTCCAGCTTCGCTGTTACTTCCTCTTAGCGAGCAAATCCTGTGAATGCTTCACCTGTAGATACAGCTTATCGCAATCATCAATAGCGCAGAAGTACCTCCGTACTTTGTTATTCTGCTTGCCTTTATACGTATCTACAGCAATTTCAATCTTCGCTACTTTACCAGTAAGAGGCCCACGATAGACATATGTTTCAACTTCACCTTCCGTACCATCCCACTCACCCGGAAGTGAATAAGAATCATCCTGTGGATCTTGCTCCATAGGAATACCGAATGCGTGACAGAAATCATTCATAACCCAACCTGCTCCTACATTAAGCCCCTCAAATACCTTACGCCCGGTGTAATCACCTTCGGTAATTTCCATTTGAGCTTTATAGTTAAGAGAAGGAACCTTCTGCGGATTCGACGGATCAGCTTTACTCATCTTTGGTTTGAATGAGATAAACCGAACCATGTAAATACCAGCGGGGACTACTTCAAGTCCCTCTACTGCTTCCTTTGAAACACTCATTTTAAAAGTCATTGTATTAGTCTCCGTTTTTAGTTTGTGTTAGAATGGTATATTGTCTTCTTGTACTACATTTGTGGTAGGTTTAGACATATACCCTTCTATATGTCTTTCAATCTCCCAACAAATATCTACGCACATAGAACTAGAATTAATATTAAAGCCTAGTGCTTTCGCAAACACATCAACTATATACATCTGTGCTGATAATGTTTGATTAGTTTGTCGAAGTTGACCGATTTCAATTCGACACTTATCGAGTAACTGTTTAGTCTCCAAGTCCATTATTTTACTCCTATAGCTTTGCGATGTTTCGCAAGCATAGCTTCTAAATCGGGTGCTTCGTTAAGAGGATTCAATCCCTTGAGCGAGCATTTCCCGATAAACTCATTTGAAATTCCCGTTTGTACAAATCTAGTATTCTTGTAGTCCACATCTAAAAGGTACACGTCATTAAAGATACTCAAGATAGAACTTAAATACTGCGGTTGCACAGTTATACGTCCTGTATAAGCTTTCTTTTCCGCTGTGCTTTTAGCGGTATCTTTTTCATCTTGGGTATGGAAGATTGCAATGACATTTCCGAGAGCTGCAAGTCTATTGATAATGTATTCGAGGTACATCCTATTTCCATTAACAATATCCCATCCTTGTCCAATAGTAATTTTAGCTGAACCAATTCGTAAGGTTCTACCAAGATTCGATTGCTGTTTTGCTAGTTCACTTTCGGTGAATTTACGAGCATACGTTATAGAATCAATTACGAATGTCTTATAAACCAACTCTCCTTTCTGTTTCTCATAGTCGAACGTATTCAAATCAGATTCAAGCTCCGCGATTGCTTTTGGGTTTGTTGTATCAATATCCACATACGATTTAACAAACACATCTGCTTTCCCCGCGAGACTACTTTTACGCCCGTCAAAATCTAAGTCCAGAACGGGCTTCGGTGCCGTAGCTGCAAACCAACTTTTACCCACTCCTGGGTCGCCTACTATGGCAATCTTAAGTAGTGGCTCGGAAATATCCATAGCTGCTTCTATTCCTTTTATTGTTGTTGTCATAGTTTACCTTTAGGTAGCATTCGTAATAGTATCGTTTGTAAATTGCACGATCTTAGCAAGTTGCTTTTGATCTTCCTCATTCGCTGGGTCAATCAAGGATACATTTGAATCCTCAATCTTGAGTTTATCCTTAATATGCTCGTTAGCAAACATATTAATATGCAACCAGCACATAGAAATCGCTTGCGCTCCTACACGCACAGCGGCAGCATTCGGACACTGCATTGAATTAGCTTTCATTACTTCGCATTGGATCATTTTTATTCCTCCGTTTTCTATTTCTGTCTTTGATTCTACACTTAGAACATTGAAGATAACGCGATTCTCGTTTCCACATATTTACAGATGTATGTATAGTCTTTCTTTTACCACAACGAATGCAGAGCTTATGTGCTAATCTGTGCAATCTAGTATCTTGCATATTTTCTCTTTTAATTCTCTAGCTTTCTCTTTTAGCTCTTCGACAGTATCTTCTGACTCATCTAACTCGTTTTGTAATTGTTTTAATTCTTTCATAGGCACACTATCATCCCAATTATTTAGTAATGTTTCTATATCAGTCTCTAGAAAAGTGCGTTTAAAGTAATCTACTAGAAAAGGATTTGCTATTTCTAGGATTTGTTTACTTAGCTCTGTGCTAGTCATCTACTGTCTCCGGGTTCCATTGATCTGCTATTCTGTAGTCAGAGTCCAAAATTGTAAACATACTACTTTCGCTCCCCTGTCTATGCACTGGCTGATATAGACAAGTACTATGAAACATATTATTACACATAGAAGTATTCCAAACTGGAGTTCGTTCCTCTATCAGCATTTCTACTATGTGCTTAATTGTATCTACTTGTCTCGCGGCATACTGCTCTAGCTGATATGGAGTCTTGAGAAGCGGGAGACGCTTGAACCTCTTGTTGTTATCACTGTTGAATGCGATCTGGATAAAATTAACCCACATCATATTCGTAGCGCGCTTTTCAGCGAGTTCGGGGAACATGCTCTTTATAAGTGAATGAGTTGCATAGATATATCCAGTCATACCATCTTGCACTTCGTAAGTAAGCATTGGATTACCTTTGAAAAAGGCAGTTGTCTTGTGATCCATTGGGCCAATTGCAGAACCGGAGTCCATTAAGAAATCTATGCGACCTGTGAGATAGCAATTAACTCTAGTATGAACTAGAGCTTCTCCTTCTGCTTTATAAGCATTATAGAATCGCCCAAGCGATACTTCTTTTGCACGGCCAAAAGGAACTTCAATAGCTATAGGACGTAGCCGCTCTAAGTCCTGATTGTAAAAAGCTGAATACTGCACAATAAGCCCAAGAAATCCTTCAAACCCACCTAGAGATATATAGCTCTTATGCTCTTTATACTTCTCATCCATCTGATGCTTAGTCCAGAGTAAGTGCGCCATGCTCATCATATCAACTACTTTATCGGCGGAGCAAAGCTTGTTCTGGTATAGAAGCTCCATTACTTTATGGAATAGGATTCCGAATTCAAGACTCCAGCTAAAGCCTGTTTTTAGTTGTCGTCGTTGGAGAATGCTTAGATCAAAATACGATTCACAAGCGCGAAAAGATTGCATGGAGTGATTGTCTAGAAACACATCCACTCCCCCTGTTTCTTCGTTGTATACGATCCAGTTGTATTTTTGAGCTAATTCTTTAAAAGTTGCCATTTGGCTTTCTCCTTTTTTATTCTTTTATTTCTGCTTTCTGTGCGGGTGGTGCGAGAAATAACTTTATTTCCTTATAGAGTCCATGGCCTTCGCAGCCACAGCCAGAATCACAATACAGAAACGGGCATGATCGTCGTAACAGTTCTTCTGCCTGCTCAATCTTTTTCCGCGCCTCGGCCAACATCTCAGTCAGTTCGTCGGCAGAAAGATAAACCCAACCTTTGCCATTGCAGATAGAGCAGTTGTGTTCGATAGCGGGTCGTTTATTACCAGCGTCGCCAGCGGACGTAAAGCCAACGCTATATGTTTTGCCGGTTCCTTTGCATAGACCACACGGCAATTTCAGTTCCCCACCCGGAACGCTGGCCTTTGGTTCACTCATGATTCCTCCGATCACAAAAATCAAGCAGCAGAAAATTAGTAGCTGAATCGGTAGCATTCTATTCCGAAACTCCTTTCACTTTGCATCGAGTGGTATGAGAATGGCCAATGCAGCCGTCCTCTTTGGCCCTTTGCATATTGGGCAGTCTTCATTTGGACACGGCTTCAATAATTCTGCCGCCTTCTCAATCCGCTGACGCAATTGGTCGCGTTCGGATTCGGCGGATTCAAGCAATTCATGTAGATCGCTGATTTGATCCTTGCGCCCTGCAATTTCTTCCCGCGCCTCGGCCAGCGAACGGAGAGCGTCATCGGCAACGGTGCGCAGTTCCTGTATTGAGAGGGTGTTCCATTTCGAGTGCTCCCCACCCGATACACTGGCCTTTGTTGACCCAGAGAAGACTGCTCGGAGATCGGCTGCGAGCTTATACCAGTCAGCAAGCGGCTTACAAACTACCATTCCGCCTACGTTGATGCAGATGGCTCCCTGCTCTGTGACGCTGATACTGTCGGCATAGTAGTCACCTTCTCGCTCGCGCCACAGTTCGCGGTCAGTGTTCTGGCTGTCTTTTGATTCACTTTGCATGGTTCCTCCGATCCTCACGAGTTTTCTCTGGTGACGCATCTGTTACGGACAGGGTAGATTGCTGAATGACTTTATGGCGTATTAGCAAGTCCATAGCAGTGCTAAGGTCTTTCATTTCCTCTTGGCTCAACTCTGAAATATGGACGTAGCTAGTTCTGAACATTTCAACCTTCATTTGTCCGACTCCTTTTACTCAGTCTGGATTCTGCCCCATCCCCCACAATCAGGACACTTCTAGCGTTCAGGTTCGTTCGTTGGGGCACTCTCTAACCGATCTTTTACTAGCTGTGCATAACCAATAATATCTTGCCAACTATCTATGTAATTTGGATCACCATTAATTATTCGTCCAATCTTATGGACGATCATATCTAATGCTTCACGTTGATCCGAGACTAGATTCTTCCATCCTTCGCGTGTGGACATTACTACTTTTAGTTCTTGAGTTAGCTCTGCATGACCTTGAAATGATCCATAGCGTTTACCACGCTCTTCCAATATTTCGTGTATCGCTGACATTTATTTAGCCCCTTTCAAATTCGCAAGTAAGGCTGCAACTTGTGTGCTATCGAGTTTAGTTCCACTTACTTTCGAGAGAAGCGAAGCTATATCATTTAAACCTTTATCTACTTTCTTCTCAGCTATCTTTTCGTTTACTTTTTTCTGCTTGCCATCTTGAATACCTTGATCTATTTTCTTATCTCTTAAGTGCTTGTCAATAGCGGAAAGATTGGTCTTGACGTTATGTAGTTTACGGAAGTATTCCACACGTCGCGCTTCTCGTTCTTCCATCAGAGTATTCTTGATAGCCCTATGATATTCGATAGAAGCGTCCATTTGTTCATCGGAGAGTGTGCTTATTTTAGCTGCACAAAAGAGCCAATCTGTACCAGTGAGCTTTAGGTTTCTGGCGATCTGCCTACGGCGCGAGATTACCTCGCCAGAATCATCTACTCGCTCAGTGGTTTTTACTTCGATTGTTTCTATCACGCGAAAATCATCTAGGCAGTTACCACACATACGAACATCGGTATTTGAGGCGAAGTGAACGCAGTATGCGATGCCACAGCGGTCACAAGTTTTTATGTATGCTTCCTGTTCTGACTGTTCAGAACAAGGAGTACAGATTGGAATTTGATCTTCGGCGTAGCGGCTCATACCATCTCCTGCATTACATACTCAATAGCTGCTCGCCATGCTTCCTTAGCAAACTCTTCGTTATCTTCCCACACTGGCATCTTTTGATTATACTCAAGAGCTTTTTTACACATTACATCGTATGCTTCTCTAGTCATATCTCTCATGGTTTGTCCTTTAATGCTGTATTATTGTCTAACTGCTTTAGTATTTTCTCTAATTCAGCTACCCGAATAGTTAATTTTTCTAACATTTGTGCATTATCTTGAACGCTGTTATTAGCATAGTCCATAGATCGAAATATTTTTTCTTCTGCTTCGTTAAATATGCTCATATCAATCCTTTCCTCATCATCTTAGTTCTCACAGCCGGAACTCTGCCTTTTAGAAACTCATCCACTAGAAGGCGCATTACTTCACTAGTGCGAGAGCCGTATAACTTTTTTAATTCGTTTAGCTGATCCTGATAAAGTCGAATTGCACCAGATGCGGTAGGACGCGCTGACTTCGTATTGGTATACGGCGGCGTCGGAATGTCGGGAGGATTGAACATAGGTCAAGTATACGGGCGATTACAGGGTACTGTCAAGGGGGCTAAGGCTCATGGTTTGAGACACTTAGCCCCTCTCGGTCAAAGACTCCTCGGAGGGAGGGTCAGAGGCGGGTGCTTATTCTACAATGAGTCCTAACTTCGCCATCTCATCTATATAATACTGTGTTGGTTCTACATCAGATTCAACATCTTGAAACTCAGATAGTTCTCCAAATATCTCATCTAGCTTGTAAACTAGCTTAAGATATGTTGTTTTACTTCTAAGTCTGTAAATTTCAATTTGAAGTAAATCAAGTTCATAACTTTCACTTGCTGTCATTGACATAAAAATTGCTCCCTTATTTGAGATGCGTTATCAAGTATGTTTACTATGTCGTTCGAGCTAATAAAAGCCCCATGAAATCGAAGGATAGATTGAAAGCTGGCCGATTCTACTAGCATATCCCCTTTACCTAGAAGATTTTGTGCTCCACTTTGATTTAGTACAGTCAGAGAATCAAATCTGCTCGGAAGTCGAAGTGCAATTCGAGTAGGTAAATTCGCTTTTATAGTTCCTTTGACTACATCTACACTCGAACGCTGCGTAGCACAAATAACATGTACTCCTGCTGCGCGGCATATTTGTAGGAGTGAATTTAAACGGGCTGGAATCCGAGGGAAATCTTCGTACTTAGTCGCATCACCCTCGAAGAGCCAGTTTTTATCCAGGTCAATTAAATCCGCTACTTCGTCTATTACCATGACGTAGTATGGCATCTTTACATCCTGCATTTGATTGTACTCTGTAATATTACGCGCGATTCCTTTCATCAGGTCTGTGCGTTTCCGCACTATCCCCATAAGGCGGGTCATGCTTGTATGAAATTGTTCTGGGTTTTCGATTGTGTCTATGACGTGTGGAAGCGTGCTAAAGAGTGATAGATCGAGCTTCTTTGTATCTACTAGAATTAACTTTAACTCTTTCTCGCTTCGCATCAAAGCCAATCCGCTAATAAGAGCTTGTAACAGAATGCTCTTACCACCTCCAGTAGAGCCAGCTATAAGTACATGCGGCTGATCTACAAGATCGAGTGAGCTTACTTTGCCGTATGTATTTACACCTAGCAAAAGCGGCAAAGCCTTACGAGTTTCAGACTTCGCCTGTTCCTGCATCATGGTGTAGATACAGGAATCAAACGTAACTGTTTCACGCACAGGATTTGGGATCGAAATAGCAATTTTATCTTCTTCTCGCGTGATAAGCACACGCGAGACGCCTGCGGCTATTGCTATGTCTTCTTCTTTCTTGAGAATCTTAGCGATTGGAATTGAGTAATCGAGGTTATAGTAGAACGTAGAAACTACAGGCCCGGTGGTCTTATACGCGAACTTCGCAGTAACTCCTAATCCGATCAACTTTGCTTGAATACGGATTAGGAGTTGTTTTTCGTTAGGAGTTAGAAGTTCTAGAGGTATCTGATTCATTAGCTTCCTCCAAATCATCTAGTCTCTCTAAGATTAGAAGAATATCATTTTCCATTTTATTTAATCTATCTCGAAGTTCAAATGCAAAATCTTGTACCTCATCGTGATCCATATTATACCCTCCCATTCTGTAGATTCTCAACAAAGCTCTTATCTGCGAGCATTCCGCGGTAAACAGGTGCGAGATACTTGAAAGTAGAGCGCATAGAGACACCAGGCTTTAGATGTATAAACGTGCCCCCGGTATCTTCCGCAAGACGACGCATAAAGCCGTCGGCTGAATCGTAGTCGGCACCAATATATACTGTGTCGATTGATAATTTGCGCTCTTTGCACATAGATACAAGAATTGTAGTATCTGATCTGTCTGGTTGACCATCACTAAAGACAATACCACGAGTGAGTGTGGGATTTACATTTAGCATTTTGATCGCAGTTGCAACAAGCGGGGTAGAACCTGCGGCTTCGATTTCTAGTGTTTTACCTGCAAGATAAGGTAGATTTGTTTCTAGTGTGTAGCAAGTATTATTCATCGGATACAGAGCTACTGCTGTTTGATTTGGGACACAGGATTTTAGAAACTCGATTACACCATCTTTTGCTTCTCTGATCTTTGATCCGCGCATGGAACCTGAGTCATCAAATATGATTCCGAGGCGATCTTTAATAGCTGAATCGGTTACGGCTAGATACGTTATTGGTTTAGAAGCGGGAGCAGAAAGCTCGGAACCTTCGACTACTGTACTAGTAGAATTCGCCTTTAGGCGCGCTGCTAGTCCTACAGGAGATTTAATTTGGAAAGCCATCTGTATCCTTTTTTAAAAAACTTTCGTTATATGCATAAGCATTTTTAAAACCGTCACAAAGAACAAGTATCTTTGTAGAATGATCTTCTCTATAATGTGTAATGTGAGTAATTACACCTTTTCGTGGGTAACTATTTCCTTTACAAGTAACAATTACTTTATCAGCAACTTGAAATGCCATTATTGTTTCACCTGCCTTTCGTAGATACCACTTAGGTATCCATATTGTTTCTTCGTTATGTTATTACATTTGGATTTGAGCAACTTCCGAATAAATGTCATATCGTGCATGTTCAGCAAGCGAATGTTCAGGCCATAGATTTTGGCCCATGCTTTAGATTCGCGCACGAATTGTTTTTCAAGCTGGAGCCAGAATGCGAAGGCTCCGTCTGCATACATAAATCGTGTTGTTCCACGATGAGTAATTACAGCCCAGTATTTTATCTTAGGTCCGTAGCAATAAATGATTTGAGCTTTAGGCATTGAACACACTCCATAGCGAATTCAATTCGCTCATTTTCGATCCATCCCCGTTATTTCTATCGGGATGTAGTTCGAGTGCTTTTCTGCGATATAGCTTTTTAACTATATCAAGTGGCTGTCCTAAATCTGTCGGGGTACAGCCAAGAATGCGAGCTAGAGACTCGGTTACAGATTCACGAGTCTGCGCTTTCGCTATGGGCACAGTATCGTAGAAGAAATTATTTGGATCAATCTTGGGTGCAGCTGAAGAACTATCGAATCGACTATTTTGTGTTTGTGGAGAGCCTTTGACATACTTGATACTGAGCATATCCATAAGTTTTAGAATATGCGTATCGAATATCTGTTTCTCAATCGTCCAGATTTTTGTCTGTGGATTATAGACACGATTAGATGCGGGGCATTGGCTCTTGAGTAATTCAACAAATGACTTGAGTTGCTGAAAAGACTCATTTCCGCCATATCGTTTTGTCACAGTCAGGTCATAAGCTATGCTGCCGTGATCTTCGTAGTAGATAGTTAAGAAATTATAATTCATGCGCGAACGCCTTTCTCGCTCCTTATTCTGCTGTTAGAGCAGATATAAGAAGTGGGTTAGCCAGCGAAGCTGTGACTGTTGGAAATCTGTATCTTACGGCGCAAGCGCCAGTGTTTATTTAATAAATCTTAATTGCTGCATATCAAGTTGAACTGTTGCATATTTCTTAACTTTGTCACAAGACCAAAGTATATCTGTATTTCTTCCTACCCATTGGTCATCTACTATCATTGCTTCTGCAAGATTAGTAGTATAACCAGTTCCGTCTTCTCTCCACCAAAGTACACTGTTTCCGACATACTTTCGTGAATTTTGCACAAAATAAAGATTTGTCATTTTTATACCCTCCATGATGTGCTCTATGGCATCTGTAGTATACCCGATATAGTAGCATTAGTCCCTTAGACAGGAGCAAACTATATCTGAACTATACTACCTTTTAGAGCACATCATGCAAGATATAAAAGCTGGTAGGTACAGGATTGTTTGCCTGTACCTACCTTCTGTTCCGCAGCTACAGTTATAGCTGTTACTGCTAATTCCCTTTCTGCTGTGCAGCCGCTTGCTGAAGGAACGAAGCGATCATATCCTGTGGCAATCCAGCCGCCACAAGAGCACGCTCCAACTTCTCAGTCGTGCTAAGATTACGCCGCTGCAATGGCTCATTGAGAACCGCTTGCATATCGAACGTACCATCGACTGGCTGAAATTCAGGATTACCTTCCGTAT